ACTCTCAAAATCAATGAAAAATTAGCAGAAAACATCGCTAATCAAATAATTGTTGCAATAAAAATACAACATATTAGAATCGCGCAAGAGGAAGAAGATATAGAAATCTTATTGCTACTATGAAAACAGACAAAGAGAAATGGCTAGAGCTTTGGAATCTTTCAGGGGAAGAGGGAGAGCGCCAATGGGCTGCAAAACAAGAAATGCACGCTAGACCTCCAAAGGTTCACCATTTCATACCAGATATTCAGGGCTATAGATCAATGGCGACTGGTGAATATATTAGCTCTAGGTCATCGCACCGGGCGCATTTGAAGCAGCACGGTTTAATTGAACTTGGCAACGAAAAGATAAAACCGCAAACGCCTAAAAAAGACCCAACAATTAAGCGCGATATTATTAATGCAGTAAATAGCATTATTGGATAGTTTATTAACCACTAGGAAAACCCTATGACAGACCTCCGCACAGCCCTAGAATCTGCTTTTGAAGATAAAACAGAAGAAACTTCCCCAGTTGATAGCGTACAGTCAACACCTACAGAAGTAACTCAGGATAAACCCTTAGAGACAAGCGCAGAGCAACGTGCTAGGGATGATGCAGGAAGGTTTGCGGCAAAAGAAAAAGTGCCTGAGCCTGTAGCTGCGCCTACAGAGGAATCCAAGCCAATAAAAGCCCCTTCAAGCTGGAAGCCTGCCGCACAAGAGGCTTATTTAAAGGCTGAACGTGGCGAAGCGTTGACACCAGAGGAAGTGCGGATTCTTACAAATGAGGCAAACCGCCGCGAATCCGATTTTCACCGTGGAGTGGAAGAATTTAAAACTCACGCGCAAAAGGCCAAAGCGTACGAGGCTGTAATTGCGCCTTATCAGCAAACATTACAGCAATTGGGCGTAGATGCTCCTACTGCAATTAGTGCACTATTAAAAGCTGACCATACTCTAAGATATTCAGACCAAGCTACTAAAACGCAATATTTCCAGCAACTTGCGCAACAATACGGTATTGATTTGCAAGCGGTACAAAATGCGCCCCAAGTTGACCCGCAAACCCAGTATTTAATGCAACAATTAAATGAGTTGCGTCAAAATCAGCAACAGTGGCATAATAGTATCCAACAGCAAGAGCAAGCACGCGCTAGTCAAGAGCTAGAGCAGTTTTCTCAAGCTGGGAACGCACATTTCGATGCTGTGCGGGGTGATATGGCAGATTTACTAGAGACTGGTAAAGCCACATCACTACAAGATGCATACGAGAAGGCTGTTTGGATGAATCCAGACATCAGGCAATCCCTGATTGAACAGCAACGGTTAGATGCTCAGAAAAAAGCAATGGCAGAGGCTCAATCCCTACGCGCAAAAACTGCGGCGGTATCGGTAAAGAGTTCTAGTCCTAGCGCTGGCGGCGTTCAAACCAACGGAAGTGATTTGCGGTCTTTGATTGCAAGTCAATTTGGCTAATTCAATTTAAGGAACCTGAACTATGGCAACATTCGCCAATCTGTCGGATATTATTTCGACAACCATTCAATCTCGCAGCGGAACCCTTGCGGATTCCGTAACCAAAAACAATGCACTGCTTGCCAAGCTAAAAGAGCGCGGCAACGTCAAGCCGTTTAGCGGCGGTAACGTGATTTTGCAGGAACTAATGTACAACGATGCGTCTACCCAGAATGCTTCATCGTACTCCGGTTACGACACTATCGACATTACGCCAAATAGCCCAATCAGCGCTGCTCAATTTGACTTGAAGCAATACGCTGCTGCGGTGTCTATCTCTGGTCTAGAGCAACTGCAAAACGCTGGTAAAGAACAGATCATTGACATGCTTGAAGGCCGCGTTCAAGTGGCTGAGGCTCAGTTGATGAACCAAATCAGCGCTGGCGTGTATTCTGATGGTACTGGCAACTCTGGTAAGGATATTACCGGTTTGGCTGCTGCTATCAGCACATCTCCTAGCTCTGGCACTTATGGTGGCATTAACCGCGCTACATGGAGCTTCTGGCGCAACGTAGCATTTGATGCAACCACAGACGGCGGCGCTGCTGCTACTTCTGCCAACATTCAAAGCTACATGAACCGTGTGGCTGTGCAGTTGGTTCGCGGTACAGATCGCCCCGATATGATTGTGGCTGATAACAACTACTACCGCTTGTTCTTGGAATCGTTGCAAGCTATCCAGCGCGTGACTTCCGAATCTAGCGCTGCGGCTGGCTTTACATCTATCAAGTACATGGGCGCAGGCTTGAACTGCGATGTGTTCTTGGATGGCGGTATTGGTGGTTCTATTCCAATTAACCGCATGTACTTCATTAACAGCAAGTTCTTGTTCTTGCGCCCACATCGTGACCGCAACTTTGTGCCAATCGGTGGCGACCGTCAGTCTGTCAACCAAGACGCCATCGTGCGCTTGATGGGCTGGGCTGGTAACTTGACCTGCTCTGGCGCTCAGTTCCAAGGCGTTTTGGCAGACTAATCAAAGAGGCTTCGGCCTCTTTAACTTAATTTAAGGAAACAATCATGACTTTTGTAGTTACAAACCCAACTCTAGGTTTTCAACCTATCGCATCGACTGATACAACCCAAAATCACCCATTAGGCACTCGCGTACAAGCTCACGACTCTACCTATATGGTGGGTGAGTTTATTTACTTGCATGGCGTGGCCTCTACTGAGGTTGGTTCTTGGGTTACTTTTAACCAAGATGACAACACTACTGCGCTTTTGGCAGCAAATGCAATTGGCCCTGTCGCTGTTGCTATGTCTGCAAACGTGGCTAATCAACACGGCTGGTATCAGATCTACGGTAAAGCCGTAGGTAAAGCACTTGCTGGCTTTGTTGACAATGCAAACGTCTATGCTACCGCTACGGCTGGCAGTGTTGATGATGCTGTAGTAGCCGGTGACCGCGTTAAATCTGCCAAAGGCGCTTCTGCTGTTGGCACGCCTTCTGCTGGCTTGGCAGAATTTGAAATCCAATATCCTTTGATGGATGACGGATTGGCGGCTTAACGCTTAGAATAGGGTAGCCCTTCGGGGCTATCCTCCCATTAACTACCGAAAGATCAGAATGAGTAATCCTCACCTCGAATCGCACGTATTTGTATCAATCTACACTGACGCTGTAGAGCTTAAATCAGAATCCGAAAAAGCAGGCCGTCCTATTTTTAAGGACATTCCGCATATCCGAATCACTATCCCGGGTGACACTAATAACATCATTGAGCGCAAACTAAGCGAACAAGATAAGCAAAAATACCCTCACGCATGGGCAGAATTTCAACGAGGCGAAAGCTCTGGCTTTACTGGTACGCCACTAGAGCAGTGGCCCCAAATCACGCGCTCGCAAGTAAAAGAATCAAAGTATTTTGAGTGCCACACTGTAGAGCAATTGGCTGGATTGACAGACGCACATTGCCAAAAGATGGGCATGGGCTTTCGTGAACTGCGAGAAAAGGCTAAGGCTTATCTAGGAGTCGCAGAATCTACCGCAGCGGCTACGGCGCAAGCACTGGAAAATGATCGCCTACGCCAAGAAATGGCAGAGCTTCGCGCCATGATTGCTGGTAAAAATACAGTAGACGCAGGAATTAAGACACCCGGCAGACCACGTAAAGAGAAAGAGGTGCAAGCATGACAGAACGCCTGCAAACAATCTGCCGTGATATGGTCGTATTCTTTCGGAATAACCCGAAAAAAGATACCATGCCTGTATCAAAAGAAATGTTTGGCGAGTATCTTTCTTGCTTGCAAAAGTCTCAACAAGAGCAGGTAAAATTGAGCGACACTAAGGCGGTTACCTATTTTTATGGTAAACGCTATATAGAAGTGATGAAATGAACCTACTCAGCCTAATACAACAAGTATGCGATGAACTCGCAATTAATCGCCCTACTGTTGTAGTAGGCACGACTGACCCGCAGATACGCCAAATGTCTGCTTTGTTGTATAGGCTTGGTAACGATCTTGTTAAGCAATTTGAATGGCAGCGGCTGAATAAAGAGTACATCTTGCAGACCGTTGCCTATTCGCTTACAGGCACTACTACGCTTGGCTCTAGCGTAATTACAGGCATCAGTGATACATCAGCCTTATCTACACAATTTGGCATTGCTGGCGTAGGTGTAGAGCCTTTTGCGCAGATCGTCACTGTAGACAACGCCACGCAAGTAACAATGAACATGCCTGCCACAGCTTCAGGCACTGTTACTTTGGAGTTTTCACAAGTTCAATACAACCTTCCATCAGACTGGGATAGAGAAATCCCTCAAACCGAATGGGACAGAACTAACCGCTGGCCTTTGATGGGGCCACAGTCTGCGCAAGATTGGCAATCGTTCAAGTCCGGCATTGTTTATGCTGGCCCTCGTGAGCGCTTTAGAATTGTTGGAAACACCTACGCAATTAATCCACCGCCTCCTAATGGGCTAGTGTTTGCAATGGAGTATGTTTCTAAAGCGTGGATTTACTCACCTGTTGGTGTAGCTCTTACTGCTTTTGGTTCGGATAGCGATACATTTATATTTACCGATAGCCTGCTAATTACTGGACTAAAAACTCAGTGGAAACAAGCAAAAGGGCTAGACGCATCATTTGATTTGTCAGAGTTTAGAAGTTTGTTAGAAAGCAATAAATCTCAAGACAAAAGCTATCCAAAACTATCTCTTGCGCCTATTGGTAGCTCCGTGTTGCTCACTACAATGAATTTGCCTGATGGCAATTGGCCAAGCTAAAAATGAACGCATCAGCGACTTCTATTCCAGCGCCAGTAGGCGGTTTGAATGACCGTGACGGCATAGCAGATATGCCGCCTAGCGATGCGGTAATCCTTGAAAATTGGTGGCCTTATCCATCGTATTTGGGCATCCGCAAAGGAAGTTCTGACCACGTTACTGGCATTCCTGCAACAGTGGAAACACTTGTAGAGTATTTGCCTACTAGCGGAGGTTCTACGCTTTTTGCTGCTGCTGGCACATCTTTTTACAATGTAACTACTGCTGGCGCTGTAGGTGCGGCTGTAGTTACAGGGTTATCAAATGCAAGGTGGCAGCACGCACAAATAACTACGCCGGGTGGATCTTTTCTTTACATGGTCAACGGTGTTGATTCGCCAAGGCTTTGGGATGGAGCTACTTGGACAGCAATTACAGGTGCATCAGTACCTGCAATTACAGGCGTTACAACTACATTATTAGTTCACATTCAACTATTTAAAAACCGTCTTTTTTTTGTTGAAAATAACTCAATGCGAGTGTGGTATTTGCCAGTAAATTCTATTGGTGGTGCAGCGTCACAATTGGATTTGGGTTCTATTTTCAGATTGGGCGGTTCAATACAAGCCTGCTACACATGGACTATTGACGCTGGCAGCGGCTCTGACGATCATTTTGTAATACTGTCAACCAATGGAGAGGTGGCTGTATATTCTGGCACTGACCCCTCAAGCGCCGCTGATTGGCGTTTGGTAGGTGTGTTTACACTTGGCAGACCAATAGGCAGGCGCTGCGGCATTAAGTTTGGCGGTGATCTAGCCATTAATTGCATGGAAGGCGTTTTTCCATTGGGTAAAGGTCTATTGTCTGCATCAGTAGATCGGCGTGTTGCTTTAACTGACAAAATACAAAATTCAGTTAGTCAGGCTGCAAACTCATACCCTACTAATTACGGCTGGCAGCTTTGCCAATATCCAGACAACAATATGCTTATATTGAACATTCCTGCTGGCAATAGCATGAATTTTCAATATGCACAAAACACAATTACAGGAGCTTGGACTAAATTAACAGGTTGGAACGCTACAGTTTGGCTAAATTCTGCTAATGGCTTGTATTATGGAGATACAAACTCTGTTAAAAAAGCATGGGTTGGCAACTTAGACAATACCACCCCAATACAAGCGGATGTACTTCCGGCATTTAGTTATTTTGGCAACAAAGCGCGCAATAAATACTTTACGATGGTGCGCCCGTATTTGCAAAGCTCTGGTAATCCGTCAGTATTGTATGGAATAAACACTGACTTTAATGTCAGCGAGCCTCAAGGCACATTAAGCTATACACCCCCTACTGGTATGACTTGGGGGTCTATGGTGTGGGGATTGATGACTTGGGGCGGTAGTTTAACTGCAATTACAGCATGGCAAACAGTTGGCGCAGTTGCTAATTCTGCGGCTGTACGCATGAAAGTCCAAAACAATGGCAATGATGTTAGATTTACAAATATGGACTATTTGTACCAGCAAGGAAACAGCGTACTGTGAAAGTATGGGGCAATGAAGTTACCTTTGATGCTGATTTAATTGGCCCTTGGGTATGTTCAAAAACTGGCGGCACATGGACAAAAGGGCGCGGCACTGCTATTGGCAAATTAAATGAAAATGGCAATTTGGTTGCTGGTGTCTTGTATGAAGATTGGAATGGCGCAAACATTGTAGGGCATATTGCTGGTTTAGATGGATGGGCAAGTAAAGGGTTCTTGGGTTTAATATTTGATTATCCATTTAACCAAATCGGAGCCAAAAGGATTACAGCGCCTGTAAATTCAAACAATGACAAAGCACGGTTGTTATTAGAGAAATTAGGCTTTATAATTGACGCAACACTGGCGCAGGCTATCCCTGATGGTGATTTGCTTCTATATCGGATGTACAAGTCCGAATGCAAATTTTTAGAGGATAGATATTATGGGAAAAAGTAGTTCTCCACCGCCACCGCCAGATTACAGCGCAGCAGCAGAAAAAACTGCAATTGGCAATCTTGAAGCTGCTAAATACACTACTAAGGCCAATCGAGTAAATCAAATCACGCCCTACGGCAATTTGACTTATGAAGAATCGCCTGATGGTCGGTGGACACAAACCCAAACACTTTCACCACAAGCCCAATCCACGCTAGATAAGCAAATGGCTTTGTCAAACCAATATGCAGATACTGCAAGTGTAGGTTTTGACAAGATCAAAGGGCTTTTATCCAATCCAGAATTGGATATGTCACAACTTCCAACTCGCGCTATTGATGTAGGTCAAACTGCACAGCAAGCTATTATGTCGCGTTTACAGCCCAATCTTGCACAGCAAGAGGAAGCATTACGCACACGTTTAGCCAACCAAGGCATTACATTAGGCTCCGATGCTTATGGTAAAGAAATGACAGCCCAAGGCCAGCGCAGTAATGACTTACAGCTACAAGCAGCTTTGCAAGGAATTAACCTAGACCAAGCAAACCGCGCAAGTGCATTGCAAGAGCAGGCATATGTCCAAGATCGGCCGCTAAACCTTGTAAATGCACTTCGATCTGGCGCTCAAGTGCAATCTCCTCAATTTCAAAGTTACGCCATGCAAAATCCGACGCAAGGCGCTGATTATTTGGGCGCAGCGCAAGCAAACTATGGCGCACAGCTAAACAACTACAACGCAAATCAAGCAAGCAACAGCAATATGATGAGCGGCTTGTTTGGTATTGGAGGTGCTGCACTTGGAGGTATGTACGGAATGAGTCCAGAGGCTGCAATGATGGGCGCTCAAATAGGCTCTAGTATAGGTCGCTCGTTTTGAGGTGAAGCATGAACGAATTTGATCTACGTTTACAAAATGCACTAGCAAAGCGTAAAGCTGGGCAAGATGCATTGCAAAGTTTTCAAACGCCACAAGGCCAAATGGTTGGTGGTGTTTATATCAAGCCTTCAATATCTGATTCTTTGATTCAGGGCTTGCGCATGTACTCTGGCAAAAAAGATGCAGAAAGCGCAGATCAAGAAATTAAAGATGTAATGCAACAGCGCACGGAAAGCACAAATAAAGCTCTTGCTGAGTTTTTGCGCAATTCCAAAGGCACACCAGCAAACGCACCGCAAGATGGCGTTGGCCCTGTAATGCCTGCGCAAGCTCCTAATATGGAAGCTGCTTATGGCGCACTAATGCAATCGCCAGACTTGCGCCAAATGGGGCTGCAAGGGGTTATGTCTTTAGCACAAGATCAAGCAAAAAGAACGCAGTCCTCACAAGAGCAACAAAGACTTGTAGGCATTTTGCAGTCAGCACAAAGCCCACAAGAGGCTATTGCTGCTGGCGTGCCTGTTGATGTTGCTAAAAACTATTTTGATAAAAATCTTGGCAAAGAAAAAGGCGTGGTTATCAATGGGCAACTTGTCAATCCAGTGACCGGCGAACCTATTGGTCAGCGTGTTACACCAATGCCAAACATGTCCGAAGATTTGCTAATCCCTGATGGCAAAGGCGGCTTAATTCTTAATCAGCCATTGGTGGATGCTAAGAAGGCCATTGCAGCGGCTGGCCGGTCAACTGCACCTGCTACGCCATTCTTTAGCCCAGTGCAAACTGGCGCTGGGGTTATGGCATTTAACGCACGCACAGGGCGTGTTGAGCCAGTTATGGGGCCGGATGGTAGGCCAATTGTTGGCGCGGCTGTAGACCCAGCATTGCAAGGCGCTATTGCAGGTTCTAAGGCGGTGGCATCTACTGAGGGCAAGCTACGTACCGAAGCGCGTTTAGACGCTCCGAAGGCTATCCAGCAAGGCGAGGATTCAATTCGGCTTGTTGATGAATTGCTAAAGGCTCCCGGTTTTAAACAAGCGGTGGGCGCTAGCCGGTTGCTGCAATTGCAAAGAGTTCCCGGCACTGCCGCAAAAGACTTTGACATTCGCCTTGACCAACTTAAAGGCCAGCAATTCCTGCAAGCGTTTGAATCGCTTAAAGGCGGCGGCGCTATTACCGAAATGGAAGGCAAGAAAGCTACTGACGCAATTGCACGCATGGACGCAGCAGGCAGTGAACAAGAATTTGTTAAGGCCGCTAAAGAGTTCCAAGACGTTATCCGCATGGGTGTTAATCGCGCAAAAAATGCAGCAGGCTCCGCACAGCCAGCGCAACCAAAGCCCCGCATTCGTTTTGATGCTCAAGGAAATATCATCCCATGATCGAAGCCGAACTACCTGATGGCACGGTTTTAGAGTTCCCCGAGGGGACTTCGCCCGATGTAATTCAGCGGGTTGTAAAGCAGCGCCTAGGTGTACAAGATGCGCCTAAAGGACCAAACGCGCCCAACGTCATAGACAGAGACACCTATCTGCAACAGGTGCAAGCCCGCAAAGACGCTGGGCCGGGTTTTTTTGAAAAGGGCGGTACTGCGCAAAACATAGGCGGCGTTC